GCTTCGGTCTTCGCCTCTGACTAGCTCGAACGTGTACTTTGCGTACATGCCTGCCCCTCCTTATGACAAGCCGTATGTAGGCTTGCTCGCATCACGGTCCCTCACCTCTCCGAAAGCCGTGCCGATATCGATCGTCCCGTCTTCAGCGATCTTCACGGACGGACCGATCTTGACGTGCCCAAGCGCATCAGCAGAAGCAATGACCGTGTCATGCTGAAGGCATGTGCACTGACCGCACGTCTGAGCAATTGCCGTCGGATAACCGTCGGCGCCGGTCACGATCACGTACCCTGCGTCCTGCTGGGCCATCAGAGCCTTGTAATCGTCCTCAGGAATCACGACAGCGTCCTGAGGCAGGCTCACCTCAGAGATGATCGTGTCGTCGTAAAAAGCGACCTTCGAGGCGCTCCAATACTTAGCCATGAGATCGCCTCCTTAATAGCCAACAGCGAACCAGACGGAATTCACGCCGCCGTTCCCGTTGTGTTTGAAATTGACCGCCTCAGCGCTCTTTGAAGCGACCGAATAGGACGGCTGTACCGCGTCGGTTGACAAAGCGCTCGCGTACTGACAGGCGTTCGGAAAAGCCTGCGGGAAGACGATTCGAGTCGTCCCGTCAGGAGCAATGAGCGCCTTACCCCACTGGATCAGAGTTCCGCCCGGAACCTTCTGGAAACCGGTTTCGAGCTGCTCTCTGACGAAAGCGGCCGCGAGTGCGGCCGGTGTGATTGCTCTTGATCCGTCAGTTCCTGCGATCGCCTCGGCGTTCGTCGCCAGCTCCACAAGCCCTGTGCGTCCGGTTGTCGCCGTTCGCGCACTTAGCGCTGATGGCGTGACCGCTCTCGATCCGTCAGTGCCGGCAATGACCTCCTCGCCTGTAGCGAGCTCAACAATGCCCTGCTTGGTCGTGGTAGCGCCGTTGAGTTGGAAGTTCGTATCGCCGACAGTCACTGAATCCGGATCGATATTCGTGAGTACGATGTCCATCGCGAGCAGAGCGTGCGCCACGGATGCCTTCTGCAGGATCGGAATCGGCTGCGAATAAACCGCGAAGAGCGTCCCTGAAGACGTATAAATGCCGAACTCATAAACCGTGTAAGCATCTGATCCAGAGTCCTGCGCCGTCAGGTGAAGTGCGTTGTCACCGATCGAACCGCCGGCGATAGCATTCAAGCGCTTGAACTCAGCTACTAGCGAAGTTCTCGATGCATCTGGCGTGTACTGCCCGGTGCCAAGACCCACCTCAGTCAGGACGACAGGCGCAGTCCCGGTCTGCTCGGCATTGATCACCTCAGCAAGACCGGCGTCAGTAATGATGATGTTGATTGCAGCCATCAGTCTGCCCCCTTCTCAAGCGCATTGAGGCGCTCTTTGAGTCGTTCAGTTTCCCGGCGCTGCAAAGCGCATTCCAAAGCGAGCGCCTCGGTGTATCGGATGCCGAGCCTCACCACGCCATCCTCATCAGTGTCTTCGCAGAAGAGTCCGTAGTCGTGCGCATCAAGCCCCTCTGCATGAAAAGCTTCAGCAACCCTCTGAGCAATGACGCCGATGTGAACCCGATCACCCGTCTTTAAGCGGTACTCACAGAAGTTCACACGCGACCATACATCAAGCACTGTGTTGTCGATCGGCTTGATGTCCGTCTTTTCGCGTTCGTCTGAAGTGTTGATCGTTCCGTTCGTGGCATAGATATTCGTGAAGCGTCGCCCGGCCGTGCCGAGTTGCATCACGCTGTCGCTCGTCGGTCTGAAACTGTTGTCGATCAGTTCAACGCCTGTGCCGGTTCTATCTGCGGAATCGCTGCAAACGTAAAAGCGCAAGGCGCCTCGGATGCCGAGATTCTTCGTGCCGCTTGCCGTGACGGTCGAGTTTTCGAACACGTCGGCGTAGATGAACGCAACGCGAGCGCCGATGCTGGAGCCTGTGTAGTCGATATTCCCGTTGTCGGCCAAGAAAGTGATCATGCCGACGTTGTCGCCTGGGAGAACGCTCTTCGACGACTTGATCGACGACCCACGCGACTTGTAGAAGACCATCGACGGACCGGATTCTCCGTCTGAAAATCGAGCGACAGCCATCTGGCTCGTTCCTGCGCGGGCCTGCGTGAACGACGACGTTGCTGACGGATAGAACGAGATATTGCCGTTGCCTTCCGTGTTCACGATGTTGCTGTTGTCGGTGATCTCAACCGTGCGGAACATCGCCTTGAGTCCGGCGGGCGTCACAGCTCTCAATGAATCGGTTCCTGCCGTGGTCTCCGCGTTCGTTGCAAGTTCCACCAGACCGGCTCTTGCTGTCGTCGCCGTCAGCGTCTTGAGGCCCGCAGGGGTAACAAAGCTTGTCGCCAGCGTCCCAGCAATCGTTTCAGCGCTTGTTGCAGCGCGGGCATCAATGGCCGCCTTGACACCAGCCGGCGTCACAGCTCTTACAGCATCCGTGCCAGTCAGCGTCTCATCGTTGGTTGCGAGTTCAACGAGCCCGATTCTGGAAGCTGTCCCTGTGCGCTTCAGAAGCCCCGCAGGTGTTACCGCTCTGGCGGTATCCGTCCCTGCTGTGACTTCCGCATCAGTCGCGATTTCGATCAGCCCCGCACGGTCCGTCGTCGATGTGAGGGTCTTCAAACCAGACGGCGTCACGAAGGTAGTAGCCGACGTCCCGGCGATGGTATCCGTACTAGACGCAATTCTGGCATCAATGGCGGCCTTCGCCGTGGCAGGCGTAACCGCTCTCGACGTATCGGTTCCGGAGGTCGCTTCTGCTTCGGTCGCGAGCTCAATGAGCCCCGATCTGGCAGTCGTCGACGTGAGGCTCTTGAGACCGGCAGGCGTCACAAATGCGGAAGTTTTTGTGCCGGAAATCGTATCGGCACTCGTTGCTGCGCGAGTATCGATCGCAGCCTTTACTGCCGCCGGCGTGACGGCTCTAGAGGCATCCGTACCTGCTTTGGCTTCATCATCCGTCGCAAGCTCAACCAGACCGATACGTGAAGCGGTTGCCGTTCGCTTGAGAAGCGATGCCGGCGTAACGACCTTCTGAGTATTCGTACCGGCAGCGACTTCATCATCGGTAGCCAGCACCACAACGCCGGCATTCGACGCCGAGGCAGCGGGATTTGAAAAAGTCACATCCCCGAACGTGATGCTAGAGACATTGACATCAGCAAAGACGATGTCAAGCACGATGAGAGCGGTCGACGTCGCGGTCTTTTGCAGGATCGCGGTCGTCTGAGAAGTCACAGCAAAGAGCGTGCCATCCTCAAGGAAGAGCCCGATCTCGTGCACTGCATAGGCGTCTGACCCGGCATCCTGATATGCGACGTGAATCGCATTGTCTCCGGCAGATCCGCCCTCGACGATCGGCAGGCGCTTGGTCTCTGAGACCAGAGCCGTCTGGCTGGCAGTCGCAGTGTATTTCCCCGTGCCGACGCCGATTTTATTGATGACGACAGAGGCCGTCCCGGTCTGCTGGGCATTCACCAGAGCCTGACGACCGGCCGTCGTGACAATCATATCCATGAGAATACCTCCTAAGCGCGGGCAACCAAATGCCGCTTGATAATCGGCCTTGCCGCCGTGACGACGCCGATTGATCCGCTGACCGTCTGGGCAAGGACGCCGCTGTCGTAGATCTTCGAGACTGTGACAGGACGCAAGCAGCAGTAAGCGTTGATACCGCTCTTGATCTTGTTTTGGATCACGAAGTTGTAATGGCTTCGCAAGGGCTTCGCATCATCAATGAGAGCGATGATGTCTTCCTGCATCTCGGCATCAATCGTCCCCTCGATGTCCGCCTGAGTCGCGTAAATCGTGAATGTGTGCGGCGTCCCCTTTGGTTCCGTTTCCCACCATTCGACGATCGATGCGGCCGACGAGATCGAGCTCAGAGCGTCCTTGACGGCCTTCACAGTGCCCTTCTTTCGCTTCTCAGAAATGCCCGCCTTCAGCACGCTTCGCTTGAGCGACACTGGCCAGTAATCACGCCAGACGGTGATGTCCCAGGCTACAGCCATATGGTCGAGCTGAGTGCTCGTGAGCTTGTCGATGGACACATATACCGACGGAATGTCAACCATCGTCGCGGCCAGACGAAGCTGAGGATCGATCGCCTGCGCTGCACCGCGCACCTTTTCGTCCGGCGAAATGCTGTCAGGAAGGAGATCGAGAAGCGATACAGTTTCAATGTCCTTCACTCTCTCACCCCCTTACTCTTCCTTGTAGCCTTCATATACGATGTTCACCTTGGTGCACTGAGCAACCGTGTTCCCAGGCATCAGCACGAAGTTCGCCGGCGTCATAGTTGCGTTATCGATGCGAGCTGCTCCGGCCTGAATCACGCCGGCAATAAGCTTGGCCGGCACAATGTCGCGCCCGATCTTTGACTGCTGCCAGAGCCGGTAATTTTCGACGGCCTCTTCGACCGCCTTCTGAATCGTCTGGCTCTTGGTCTTGTCTTCCTCCAAGATCCAGTAGTGAACATTGATTTCGTATTCGTAGGCCTCAGGAGAGAGCACCTGAACGTAGTCCGTGAGCGGCCGGATCTCATCGCTTGACAGATAGTCATAAATCTGCTCAAGGACCTCCTCTGACGGAAGCACTCCGCCCTCAAGAAGCGGATAGACGTCCACTTCACCAGGAGTCGGCGATACGACAGACACGTCGATCACAGCCGAGCTAACGGACTTCGCATGATAGATATATGCCTTCTTCGGGCCTGCTACCGAAAAGCTGTTCGGAGCAAGCCTGATGCGCTCTGCATACTCTGAGTCACTCTCAGCGTCGGCTCCGCCTGTCGTGATCGTGATGTTTGAGGCCGACGCCAAAAAGGTCATCGGCGTCACGATCGTCGAGATCTGTCCGGCCAGATAATCATTGCCTTCAGCACCAGATGTAGTGCATGTGGCAGTGACTTCACCAGATAATGTGCCGCTTGGAATCTCAAGCACATCATCCGTCGCAAAGGTCACGATGCCGTTCGTGACTTCAAATCCAGAAGGGATCTGATAGACGTTCGCCAGCGCCTCTGCGAGCGTGAAGCGGATGGTCGTCTTCGCGTGGCTTTCTGCCAGTCTTTCGACCGAGAGATAGGCTCCCAGCGCGTCAAGGTATTGCCCCTGAGCGTAGGAAAGCAAATTCTGCTGAGCCGCGATGTTGACTTCAGTTCGCTGCTGAATGATGATCGCAGCGATGCTGAGCAGAAAGAGCCGCACCGGATCTCCGGCAGCCAGCGTCCTCCCGGTCAGCTCCTCATACCGTGTGATGATCTCGCTTTCGATTTTGGCAGCGTCCGTCGTGAGGAATTCCGTCTCCGGAAGGTTCCATCTTGGCAGTGTTTCACTCATTCTTCTCCCTCCTCATCGTCCCCGATTGAAACGATGACGCGCGGCTTCAGAATGCCCTGCATCACAGCTTCTTCTATTTCGTCAAAGTCAACTGATTCGACTCGAGCCCTGGGCTCGTAAGCCTCGATCGCGTCGATCACTACAGACGTCATCATGGCCTTGGCCACCGGGTACGGCTTGTCCAAGTGTTCCCAACTGATGCCGAAATCTCGGGCAAGCGGCACAGTGCCGAGCCTTGTTTTGAGAATCGTCCGAATGTTCTGCAGGATCTCCGCTGTTTCAGACTGCGGAGCGAAATCGACGTCATCCGTCAGCGTCACCGTGTATTTCATGCAAACAGCCCCTTCATGCGTTTCGATAGCTGCGAGACAAGCTTGGACCACGAGTGCGTCCTGGGTCCCGCCCACTCGATCAGATTGACCGTCGCCTCAGCAACCGTGCAGACCCCGGCTCCGGTGTGGAACTTTCGGTCTTCACTGATGCTTTCGATGACAAATCGGCCGAAGTATTCGCCGCCGATCACCAGCGTCTTGACTTCCCTGTTGTTGATCATCCGCTTCAGATGATCGAGTCCGATCAATGGCGGAACCCCGAGACTCGTGTCAAAACGAATCTTGAGGGTCACCGTCATCAGATCTTCGCCGACCCATTCGAGAACTGGCTTTTTCCCGATGACGTCATGCCTGGCCCATCGCACCGACAAATCCCGAGAGAGATCATTGAAGGTCAGGACCTTTCCGTAGGCGCATACGAAAGGCAGACTTCCGAGCGCCCCGATGACTGGCACCAATTTGCTCATATGTCTTCACCTCGTTTCTAATGTGCGGCACTCGTCTCAGCGCCGTCACCCTGTTCGGTGTGAGTGTGGCTCTGCAGGCTGATGCCGCCGGCCACCACGTCTCCGGTTGTCTTGAGCGTGCCGGTAACCGTAGCGGCTGCACCTCCTGAACCTCCGGAAATCGTGAGACCGCCTGTGCCGGTAATGCTGCCGATGACCTTCAGCGTCTTCTGAATAGTCACGTCTCCCGTGATCGTGGTTGTCGGTGAATCGATCTTCGTGCTACCGCTGGCGTTGACCGTCGCGTTCTTTGTGTTGATCGTGGCGCTCGTACCAGCATTGACAATCGAGTTTTCACAATTCACCGTCCATCCTTGAGGCACAGTCACCACACCGTTCTGGCGATCAAAGACGATCGAAGTGCCTTCAATCAAGACCGTCAGCGTATGGCTTTCCATCGCGTACTGAACGACCGTGCCGTCTTCAAAGACCGTCGTGCGATGCTTCTCGGTCTTCTCAGGCGGAATGATCTCTCCAGCATAGAAACTTCCCAGAATGAAGCCCTCTTCAGGTCCACTCGGCAGGAAGAGGCAGAGCACGTCCTCGCCGACGTTCACACTGTGAAAATCTTTCGTGTTCAGCGTGTTCCTCTGCAGGATCGGAAGGTCGTAGCTGACGATGCTGTCATCGTCATCAAAGACGACTCGAGCCGTGCAGCGCTCCGGATCGATGCTCGAAACTTCCCCGATTTTTATCAGGTCGTTAAGGCGGCCCAAAGCCTCCTCATTGTCGAAAAGGCCCATGAGATCACCTCTTTCGTCAGTAGTTGTTGTTCACTCGCCTGAGCGTCAGGCCGGTCGTGTAGCCTCCGGTTCCCACCTCATGCGTGGCCTGCTCGATGATGAAGCGGCCATCGAAGCTCCCAAACCCCTTGCACGTAATGACGACGCCCGCCACAAGCGTCACGTCGCCGATCACAGTCATGGAGCCGGTAACCCGCCTAAGATTGAGCTGTCTCAGCTTCGCTTTTGCCAATCGCTTCGCATCAGCAAGAGACGTTGCACGCTTTTTAAGCGCATACTCCTGGCCGTTCTCGTCGGCATCAGGATCGACGTAGGTGTACGTCATCACTGCAGGATTGGTCTTCTTTGCGTCAACCTTGTTCCCGAATTTGTCGTACAGCTGCTTTGATCCCGTGCCAGCAGTCGCAACGGCCTTCTCGTTTTTGTTGCCGAACTTGTCGAAGAGCTGACCGCCGGCAGAGCCTTTCTTCTTCTGCTTCGGGTCCCGGTAGCTCACAGTGCAAGACTTGTATGTCTCGCTCTGAGCACTCTCGAAATCCCATGACAGAATGTCCGACTTTCCAAGCGTCAGCGTCTTGACTGACGCCTTGGCCTCGTAGCTCTCTTGATCGAAGATGACGATCTTGTCATCAGTCAGCTTGAGCGACAGGCCGGACTCCTCGCAGAGCCGCGAGAGAAACTTCAGGTCGCTCTCTTTTGACTGGTCCTGGCGGTCGTAGCTCGGGTCCTCATCGGAGTCGAAGAGCAGCTTCACGCCGGCAGCATTTGCAATCTCTGATGCGATTCCCTTGAGCGTCTTCTTCTCCCATGCCTTTGTGTTCAGCTTCTTGCGGATTGGCTTGTTGAGAGGAATGGATACCGCACGCATCTCAAAGACACGAGGAGATCCGCTCACCCGCAGGGAGTCGACAAAGAACTTGCCGCAGTACAGTTGAGCTTCGCGCCTTGCGGTCGTGCCTTGGGCAATGTAGGCCTTGACGACTTCTCCGCCGTCAGGCTTCCACTTCGAAGCCCACTTGCCTGTCGGATCTTTCAGCGTGATGCTGATTTCATCCGCCTCATTCGTCTCCTTGTCGTCATACGAAAAGGAAAGCAAGTCAGGCAGCAGGCTTTCTGTCACGTCCTTCCCGGCACCGGTAAATAGCAGGCGCAGACGCGTTTGCAAAGGCAGTGACATCTCAATCACCTCCGGTGCGCTTCCAAGGCGGCATGTTCGCATCGTACTCAGTCGACGCGGTGTCGATATCCGGCACGTTCAGCACAATGCCGTATGGGAACACCACAATCTTTCGATAATCGATGTTGGCCTTGATGAGCACGTCGAAATAGTGCTCATCTCCATAGAGACGCTTCGAGATGATGTCCCACGTGTCGCCTTGCTGTGTCGTGTAGCTTGTCATAAGGAATCACCCCTTACGAGAAGGACAGGCGACGCTGATTATTCAGCAGGCGCTCAATCTCTCTCTTAAGATCGCGCGTTCCCTCAGAGAGACCGCGCTTGATGTCAGAGTAGGCGTCCTTACCGGACCCCGTGACATTGACCGTCATGTTGACCGTCACGCTGCCACCGTAACCGGAGCCACCGCCCGACTGTCTGCCAAGCAATCCGTCAAGTTTCGATAGAGGCAGCACCGCTTCGGATTCTTTGCCTTCGCCGATCATTGCAAGGGTAGGCTGAGTTGCAATGCCGCCGGAGGCCAGCTGAGGAATCGTCGGGATGTTGATCCCAAAAGACTTCCCGCCAGCCCAGTCAGGCATCTTCACACTGCCGAGGCTGTTGATCCCGGCAATGACCGAGTTCACCATTCCGATGATGGCGTTGAGCGGAGCTTTCGCAATGCCGGATAGAGCACCGAACGTATTGGAGAAGATGCTCTTCACGCCTTCCCATGCCGAAGACCAATTGCCCGTAAAGACACCCGACACGAAATCGATGATTCCAGTGAAGATGCCTTTGACGTGCCCGATTGTGTCTCCGACTGTCGATGCCCAGTTCTTTACCACCGTAGCCAGAGCCGGGAACTTTTCAGAGAAGCTTGACCACAGGCCAGATAGCTTCGCCTTGATCGTGTCCCAGTTCTGGTAGACCGCAACGCCGGCCAATACCAGACCGCCGAGAAGCGTCACAACAAGTCCGATCGGATTGGCCCGCATCGCCAAATTCAGACCTACCTGAGCGACTCTGAGGCCCTTCATCACGGCAGTTCCAGCCAAAGCTGCTACCTGAAAAGCCTTCTGCACCACGATTGCGCCTTTCGTCACAGTGGTTCCTGCGACGACCGCGCCTCGATAGAGCATCCAGCCCAGGCGAACAGTCTTGACTGCCGCGTTGACCGCAAGGATCGGGGCCTTGAAAGCAGCCCAGGCAAACTGAGCAGTCTTTATGGCGATCATCATCGGAAATGCCGCTGCAGTGACGGCACCAATTCCGGCTGCGGCAAATGTCAGTGTCTTGACTGCACCTTGATTGGCAGCAGCCCACTGACTTATCGACGACACCGTACCCGTAGCCCATTGCGTCAAAGAGCGAAGCGCAGGCTGCATGGTGTCATAAATCTGCAGCGCCGTTCCTTCGATTGCACTGGTCAGACTCTTGAAGTCGCCGGACAGATTGTCGTTCTGCTTCTTTGCAACGCGCGTTGCGCTACCGGCCTCTTTCAAAGACTCAGAGTATTTCTGAAGAGCGCCGGTGCCAGCCTGCTCCATGAGCACCATTGCACCGGACATTGCTTCAGTCTCGAAGATGGCCTTGACATATGCCGTCTTCTGTGCCTCAGACATCCCTTCGGTTGCCTTCTGGATATCTCCGAGGATGGCAGGATAGGAACGCATGTTCCCTTCTGCATCGGTTGTCTTGACGCCCAAGTCTTTCAGAGCATCAGACGCAGCCTTCGTCGGGGCTGATAGCCTCAGCATGACAGAACGAAGCGTCGTGCCGGCCATCTCGCCTTGAATACCGGCATCGCCGAGTTTACCGGCCATAGCTGCGGCTTCTTCAATGGATACGCCCATCGCCTTGGCAATCGGAGCGGCGTACTTCATCGTCTGGCCGAGCATTTCAAGCGTCGTATTGGACGATGTGAAAGTATTAGTGAGCACGTCACCCACACGCCCCATCTCGCCGGCAGAAAGGCCGAAACCAGTCAAAATGTTCGACGAAATATCAGCCGCACGTCCGAGGTCGATCGCACCGGCGGAGGCCAAATCGAGCATCCCCGGCATGGCCTTCAGCGTGTCTTCAGTCTTGAAGCCGGCCATCGCAAGGAACTGCATGCCTTCAGCCGCTTCAGAGCTGCTCCACACCGTCGACTTGCCAAGCGCTTTCGCCTGGGCAGTCAATTTCGCCAGCTCTTCCTCAGAGGCGCGAGAGACCGCTGCAACCTTCGACATCTGAGCTTCAAAGGCTGCTCCGGTCGTCACGGCAGACATGATGCCTGCACCAATGCCGGCACCTGCTGCGCTCGCATAGCCGGCTGTTGCACCAAGAGTCGCGGAGTTCGACTTCATGGCGGACAACGCCTTCTGCTGACGGTCCTGAGCTGCGCGGGCACGATCTGACGCCCTTGCAAGTTCATCATTGCGAGCGATGAGCGTCTTGAGCTTCTGACCGTTCGTGCCGGCAGCCGTTTCTGCGGCTTTCAAGGATTCACGCTTTCTCTCAAGCGCTGACCGCGCCTTGTCGACTGCGGTCTTCGCTTTCTGATAATCCGCAATCATCTGCTTCGTCGGCTTGCCGCTCTTGCCAAGAGCCTGAGCAAGTCTTTCAGCCTCTTGCTTTGCCTGCAGATACGATCGAGCAGAGAGCGCCGTTTCCTTGCGAAGCTTGATGACATTGCTAACGTTAGCGGCCTGTTTGTTCAGATTACTGACCCCGCCGCTGAATCCCTTCATCGCGGTGCCTGCCGCCTTGAAGGTCTTTTCAAAATTGCTCGAGAGCTGGCCGGCAAGCTTGAAAGCAATCTCGTATGTTTTAGCCACGTTATCACCTCACGATACGGTCAATAACCCACGCCTGAAGGCGGAGGCTTGAAAGAGCCTTTATTGACTAGTCTCAGCAAACCTCCTTTTGGAGGGGAGCTACGTTGGTTGGGAATGTACAGGCACCGCGGGATGTTCATCCTAGTTCCACGCTCTGCGGTCTGTGTTTAAAAGCTCTGAGAGGTAGGAGCGGTGATGCAGACAAGAAACCCTTTCCAACTTTGACGAAGGATGTCAACCGGCCTTCGGGCCGAGAAGGCGGAACCTGTGGGTATCCGCCAAACCACATTTTTAACTCCACAACAAAAGGAGAACGGCGATTCCTCCCCGTCCTAAAGGGCGGGGTTTCCGCGCCGAATTATTATGAAGGGCGGTATTGCTGCCGCCCTTACTTTCTTCGCCGTTTTTGGTTTTTGCTGCTTCTCATCTCCGCGAGCGTATCCATCCACTCGAGGAGCTCTATGATCGGCAGATCAAACCATGCCAGCGCACTTGTCGCTGTATCAGCAGCGGCAAGCGACAAGCAAGCCCGTTGGAGGTCCTTTATCGGGTCTGTTCCCCCCAACCCTGCTTGAGCAAAAAATTGAGCATCAGCTGCGAAAGATCGCCGTATTCAACAACGGGAAGATCCTGGAAGAATTCCACCGGTTGGCCGGAAGCCTTTGCAAGCAGTTCCTCTCTGACGTCAGGATCAAGTGCCGGAGCCTGAGCACCAGGACCGAAATGACGCCTGATAGCTGATTTCAAGTCTGAGCCTCTCAAATTTTCAACGGCGACATCGATTTCCGTGTAGGTCTTCCCCTCGAATTCATACGGGTCTTTGAAAACGTACTTCATGCGAATCTCTCCTCAAATTCATTTCCCCTGAGGATAGGTGCGGGCAACAGCCAGGAGAATGCCGCTTTCGTGGGCGACACTAGCCCGCACCTGATCGATCAGCTCAAGCCGAGATCAGCGCGAACGCTCGCGAGAGCATCCTGATCGCCAAACTTGGCGACGTAGTTGTATTTGTCAATTTCAAGGACTTCTTTGTCTGCAACAAAGAGCTTGATGTACAAGACCTCGAACTCCTGTTCGGTATCGGTCGTTGCACCCGGTTCAAAGGTACCGAGCGTTACCGTCTTCGGCACGATCCTCATCGAAGCACGAATCTTGACAGAGCCGTAGGTGCCGTTTGCACCGTCATAAACCTGCTGCGAGCCTCTGACTTCGACCGAGTGCGCCTTCTGCTGCGAAAGCTTCATGGCAGCCTTTTCGATCGTGCGCCAGGAGAACGTCGTCGTCATCGAGGCGAAGTGACCGAGAACCGGGCTCTCGACTTCGCCGGCAATGCCTGCACCGCTCACGGTATCGGTCATTGCCTCGATCTCAGGCAGGTCGACAGTTGCAATGCCCAAGAGGTCATTGCTGTCGTTGTAGACCCTAAAGTTGATCAGTCTTTCGGGCACCTGGTTAGTTCCGTTTGCCATTTCTCAAAACCTCCATTCCGTTACCCGAACAGCGTCTGCACGTAAGACGGGTCGTATTCAAGGATGAATTCGATGGACTCATTCGGGCTCGGCGGCGTGATGTAGACATGGAATCGCGCGATGCCATTCATAAGGTCCGTCGTCGGGTTTTCCGTTTCAAGAAACTCCACGCGACCGCCGAGGATGTACTGTCGAGCGGCAAGGCCGTTGAGCCAGATGTTCGCCGAGTCGACAATCGTGTCGATCTGACGTCGAGTCAGCGGATAGTCAACTCGCTGCCAGTTCGTCTGAACCAACGTATTGCCGATCCAGTTGAACATGCGGCGAATCGGAAGGAAGTTGTCCTTCACGTCAGTGTTGCTCGGGTAGCAGGCCGTGCGGTTGCCCCAGCAGACCCAGCCGTTCGTCCAGTTGATCGCGGTCACGATGCCCTGACTGTTCAGATATTTGGCATCGGTCCCCTGATCAAGCCAAACCTCCGTGCCGTCTTCAAGAACAGAAGACGTCATCTGGAAGTTCTTATTCGACGGCGAGACGTAAGGCACATCGTCATTCTCACCGTCAACCTGACCGATCAGACCGGCAAGCTGCGTGCTCATGTGGTACGCCACGCCGTCAAGAGCCACCATCGGCCAGCACACAACCTGCGATTCGTCAACAATGTTGTTCGTGCTCTTCCATGCCGGCACGTCGCTGTATTGCTTCACCGTGTCGGTCGGAACGTCAATCAGGCAAATCGCCTTGAAGAGCTCGTTGATGTTGGCGCACTTCGCGGCCATGACAGCGGCAACCGTCGCATTGCTGGAGAATCCAGGAGCGAGAACAATGCCGGGAACCAGACGGAAGCGCGGGAAGCACTCGCCGATGAGTTCAAGGCCCGCCTTATTGCCGGACGAATCAACGCCGCCGACCACGTCGTCAGGCGTCACCTTCGTCGGATCGGTCTTTTCAGCCGCAAACGTCAAAGGTGCGCCGGTCGTGCAGAGGAATTCACCGTCAGATCCCTTCTGAGAAGAAATGACCAGATTGCCGTCATCATCGAAGGCAGTGATGTAGTCCGTACCGGCCACGTATGCGGAACCGGAGCCCGTCAGAGTGACGGTCGACGGGATGATGCCCGTCTCAGCAATGATCGCGGAGCCTGTCTTGCTGTCAAGCGTGACGCTCGTCGTCGAGGCCGTCACCTTGTGTTTAGCCGGATCAAGGACGTTCACGATGATGACCGGCTTCACGCCATAGAGCGCAAACTGGGACTGAATGAATCCAGAGATCGAATATTCGAACTTCTTGAGACCGCTCGAAGCATCGCCTTTCGCCGGCACAAAGCCGAACTTTTCTACGGCCTCGGCATAGGAATAGCAAAGGACCGGCTTGTTTACGTTGGCCGTGTCGGTCATTCCGATCGGTGCGGTACCAACGATGAACGGGATGGCAGCAGATACCTCTACCGCCGGCAGGATGGAAGTAGGAACTTCCGAAAATTTAACACCGTGGTTGTAAGCCATTTTTACAGCTCCTTATCCATAAGATGTGTCGCATGAAAATGCAGGATGTGCCCCTTTTCCATGACTTGCCTGCGAGCACTTTGGAGCTCGCTTACGGGCACGATGAGCGCCGAGATATGCGGGTTTTTCGCCGCCATCTCAGCTACATGTGCCGGCATGGACCCAGCCGTAAAAACCGTATTGGCTGGAAGTCCAGTCAGCGATCGGCCGATATAAACCAAGGCCTCTGGCGCCTTCTTTGCAGAAGTCTTCTTCGCCACCATCATCGCCTCCTTAAAAGTTCGCCAATTGCGGCGTATTGAAGGTCCACTTCGTTGTCATCTCAAGCTGCCACTGCGGATAGGGCTGCTCGGGAACGTTCGACCAAGTGATCGGGAATTCAAGCTGGTACCTGCGGTCGAGGGTCTGATTTTCCATCTGGCAAAGAGCCAGCCTGATCTTCTCCATGATCTCGAGACAGTGCGCATAGCCATCCGTCTCGGTCGTGTAGCAACCGATGATCAACGAGACCGTGACAGTCGTCTGGCCTCGATCACTGGTGCCTGCATCAGCACGCACGACAACGAACGGGAAGTCGTCATCCGGCAGCGTTTTCTTCGGCGGAAGATATCCGTCGAATACCTTCGGCGCCCTGATGACGTCCTTCGTTTTCGTCGGAAAGCGCGTGTCTTTCAGCGCATCTTCAATGAATACGCCAAGAGAGAGCGCAAGGTTTCTTTCGAGCATGCGAATCGCTCCTTTCATCCACAGTTGTGGAAAAGTTGTGATTATTTATTGAGCAATCGAAGTGTTTCGTGCTCAAGTCGCTTTTCAACGGCTTTGCCCATCGTGTCGACAACCGCCTCGGAGACTTCATCGCTTCCGATGATTCCCGGCACAGATGGTCCGTACTTCTGCTCGACAGGGAGCCTGGTTGCGCCAAGACGCTGCATGACGCGACCCTTGCAGATGAATGCCTGACCCAAAGGCTTGAGACCGCCCTTCTTGACGCCGACGCGCACCTGCTTGCGATTGGCACCGGTAGTGTCAGTCCTCGGCTTATGGGCATAAGCAGAGAGCGGCACATTGCGTCCACGGCTTAACAGTTCCGCATCGAGACGGCTTTTTGTCGCCTTATGCATTGCGAACGTCGGACGGACATCCTTCGCCCTCAGCGTGTAGGCTTTCGCAGCCGCTCTTGTGCCGGCCGTTCGGCCCTCCTGCAGAGCTCGGTTCATCGAGCGCATCAAAGCCGTCTGCATGCCGCCAGGTACTTCAGAGAGAAGCTTCTCCGCTTTCTCAAGAGCACCATTGTCAATGTCAAGCTTCATGCTCATTGGTCGTGCGCCTCCGCAACGATGACGAGAACGCCCATCTCATCTCTGACGCTCCTGACAATGTGCATCGAATCGTCGACGCTCAAGAGCTGCCCTTCGACAGGCTTTTCGATGTCGTTCGAGTCCACATAAATCGTGAGCGTATTGACGAATACGCCCTCGAGCGGATGACTCTGCGTGTCCGATGCCTCACCGATCATGTTCTTATCGATCTGGCAAAGGACTCTCTCGCCGTTGATCTCGTGATAATCCGAGAACTCATCGGCGTTCAGAAACACAGCCTTGACGTCTGTCGCCACGGCGTCCTTGAAGGCGCTCATTTCGGCACCGCCTTGCGGGTTGTCCGCTTGACTGGCGCTTTGACAGGCTGATCATCAGCAGGTGCAGCGATAGGCTTTTCGGCATAAGCCAGCAAAGCATCGAACATCTTCTTTGCAACGGCATCAGGCACATCAGCGGACTCGCCGGCAACGAACCGTCGTCCGTCAAAGAGCGTGTTTTGCAAAAAGATCACTTTCATGCGTCACACCTCCAAAAATTCAGGCGGGTGTTTGAAGCCCGCCGGTTTTCTGTTTTCTGCTCTTAGCTCTAAGAAGCCGTGAGCGCGTCGATGACGTGGAAGCCGTAAATCTGCTGAATGATCGGCAGCGGACGGCTCTTGATCTGAACGATGCGGCCGGAAGGATTCGCACGCTGGACCCAGGAGTCCGGCACGCGAGCGCCTTCATAGAAGCGGACAGCTTCGTCGCCCGCCAGCGCAACCACGCCATAGGCAAGCATCGTGCGGACGTTCGGAGAAGCCAGCAGGCAGAGATCTTCAGGAACCATCGGCTTTTCATCAGCGCCGTCGAGATACCACTCGTCGTAAGAGTAGATGTCGAGGCCGGAATCCTTCAGATAGCCCCAATACGTCACGCCGTTCGGAAGCATGCGAGGATCGATGGCACCCATGTCGACACGGCGCATATCGAGCTGTTTCGCGGTAGTGAGCTTGTCCAGAAGCGTGTCAAGCACCTTCGTGCCGCAGATCAGTTCATGCGGCGTGAAGCCGCCGTTCTGGATCATAGAGCGGCGAAGCGTGCGCAGATCCTTCATGATCACGGCGGCATCAGAGGAAGCAGCGTCCCACTTCGTTGCGAGCGTGGTCTTCGGCTGGTCCTTGGTGTCAAGCTGTGCCCAATATTTGATTACTTCGTCATAGCCTTCTCCCTTGACAGTCACCTTGCCAGTGAAAAGCGCTTCAGCGCACATCACCTCTTCGCGACGCGTAATGATGTCATCAAGGTCGGAAAGGTCACGACCGAGGATTTCTGCCGCACGCTGCGTCGGCGATTTGCCGCTGTAGACCGTTTCGCCAGGAAGACGCTTGAGCATGTCTTCGGCAGTCGTAACGCGCATCGGGGAAACCTCAGGCGCTTCGTAGCTTTCGGTGCGATAGCCTTCTCGTTCGAGAACAATGCCGCCAACCTTCGGATTCACGAAAGGCGCAATCTTGCGACCACCTTTGCCGATGATGTCGAAGTCGATTTTCTGAGTATTGAACGTCGGGCGATTCGCGAAGTATCGATCGCGAAGCCACGTGCTGTTGCTCTTCTGGCCCTCTTCGACCATCGCGAGCATCGTGCGAGTCGTAAACATATCCATGATTTAGCCCCCTCTTTTACTGAATGCTCGGCTTGATGAAGATGCTGAGCTTACGAGCAGCAGCCTTGCAGTCGGCAACCGTAACGCCAGAACCAACAATCAGCGCGTTTTCATTGAATTCACCGGTCAGGTAGACCGCTGCATCCTTGGCCGAATCCGTCGTGTCGACGTCCTCCGCGAGCACTGCATAAACGTCGGCGGCATCAGTGACAGCTGCGCCGGCGGCAGTGAGAAGCGTGCCGCGCTTCAGCACGCCGGCCTTGGCGATGTTGAGCTTGTCAGAGACAACCGGCATGATCTGCGAGGCCGCAAACAGGTTGTCACGAGTCGTTTCATAGTTTTCCTGCATGGACATTTCGTCTTCCTCCTTTACTTACGGGCGAAAGCCTTTGCGCCAGCTTCGATGACTGCCTTCATTTCGGCATCCGTTCGTGCTTTTGCTTCAGACTTCGGATCGAGCCCCTGATTGCCTTCAGGTTTGATCTGATCGAGCGTCTTAGCGTCATTCATGCGATCAGTAAGCATCTTCGAGGCACGCATTTTGTCAGCCTTGAGAATGGAAACTGCCAGAGCTTCGGCAGAAATGCCCGTCTTGAACTTCGCTTCGTTCACCAGATCTTCGTGACCAGGCGTAGCGATGTCCTCAATTGCCTGAATGCGAGCACGTTCCTGAGCAGCACCTTCGGCAATAGCTTCCTTGCGGATCGCCTGAACGAGTTCAGGATGTTCCGCCTTCAACTTTTCAAGATCCATCTTCGGACCCTCCTTTTTGATTGCGGACGCTTGCGGCGTATCCGCTTTGATGAAACCTTCCGGCGCATGCGAGAAAAGCCTCGCATCAGCCTTCAGGCCGTTCAGCATGACGAAATCCCCTGCAGCAACGTTCTTGACTTCGCTCTTTTCGTCAATCTCATCCGCCAGGCCGAACTCCACAGCCTCTTCTGCTGTGAAGTAGGACTCAGCATTGAGTTTTTCCCGAATCTCTTCGGCAGTTCGCCCGGTCTTCTCGACATAAATCGCCACGAGGTTCTCCTCGAGCTTCTCCATGTCGTCGGCCATCTTTCGCATGTCGTCGGTCGTCCCGATCGCAACAGAGCTCACCTTGTGGATCATCATCATCGAGCCCTTCGGCATGATGACCTTGGCACCAGGCACGCTCGTGATGATCGTGGCCGCACTCATGGCCGCACCGTCCACGCGGAAGGTGATCGGCCCTTCATGAGCCTTCAAAAGCGAATAGATCGAAAGACCCGTATAGACCGCACCGCCGAACGAATTGATCGAGATGTCCAATGCGCTGTCAGACGGAATCTTTCGGAATTCATCGAGGAACTCGGACTCATTGAAGCCCTTGTCCCACGGATCATCCTTCGACCCTCCGACATACCCGAAGAGATCAATCTGACAACGCTTTTTCTTCTCGTCCCTTACGATGTTCCAAAACTTATTCATCTTTTTCACCTTCCTCCTTTGCGGGTTCCGACTGTTTTTGTGCCGGCGCCGTCCCGCTCAGGCCGTCCGCTCTCCGCATCGCTTCCTCGCGCTTGCGGATTGCGTGCACCGTCTCGTACTTCATGCCGGTAAGCTCTGCCGCCTCGCGCTCGCGAGTGCTGAAGCCTTCGTCGACACGAACCTTCGCAGCATTGGCTTCTTTCAACGGATCAAGCTGTCCCTGAGCATCGCCGTACCAATCAGCGCCGCACCATGCCGCTCTGATCGCCGGATCATCAAAGAAACCCGGAGCCTCAATGCGTCCTTTGAGAACAGCCTCGGTGAGCCATTCTTCATAGACCGGCTGGCAGAAGTTCCCGACAAGCCACTCACGGCGCATCCGGAACATCTTCCAGGCCTCAAGGAGCGAGGCCCTCGATGCGCTGTACGACGCCGTGAAGTTCTTCACCAGAAGCTCGTAAGGAATCTCAAGCGCTGCACCGATCTGCCGGCAGATTGCCGTTGCGAAGCCGTCGAAGTTCGGATTTGGACGGTTCGGGTCAGCGGTCTGAATCTCCTCGCCGTCTTCAAGCGAGACGATGGCACCGTTGCCAAGCTCATAGGCATTCGGATCTCTATCTACCTGAGCAGACGGATCAAAAGGACTCCCGAGAGGAGAGCCAGGCGTGTTGCTCTTGATAAAGACCGTGAACATGCCAGAAACGACCGCTGCCATAAGCTCCGCTTCGGAATAGCGGGAAAGCTGCTTGAGCGACTCAATGACCGGAGCAAGCATCGGAACGCCACGGCGCTGGGCCGGACGCTCGACATCAGCCATGATGTGAAGGACGTTTCGTCTTCCGGTCGTCGTCCCGAAAGCAAGGACGCGTTTCCATTCAATCCGCATGTCCTGGCCGGTCCTCGGAATCGCTCCCGGATGCCGATTGGCGACCCAATAGGCGACGGTTTCACCGTACTGCCCAACCTCGATGCCGCCAAGCACATTGGCGGTCGTCACCGGGTTGAGCGGATTGCAGACTCGATCTGCCTCAATAAGCCCGATGCGAAGGTCATAAGGACAGCCCTTTCTCGGAATGACCGGCATCGTCACAAAGACATCGCCGCTCATGAGCGCAGACAGTAGCACAAGCGATTGAAGCTGAAAGAACGTCTGCCGGCGCTCAGCGTCGCAGTTGACGTTTTCAGACCAAAGCCTCCATTCCCGCTCGGTCTTTTCTTCCCACTCCTTGGCCTTCTCATCGGTCATGCCAAGGAACTTCGCGTCGATCTGGGCATTGAGAGCAAGACCGCTGCCGACCACATTCGTGCGCAGGGTCTTTAGGGCCCCAGTCGCAAGCGGTGCCCCCATGTACAAGTCACGGGACCGATTGCGAAGCGTCTCGATGTTGGCAACGATGTCTGCGTCGGCATCATTCCCTGATGAAATCCAAGCGAGAAGCGACTTCTTCGCGTAAGACCCGCCGTGCCTCGAATAGCCGGTATTCAGGATCTTTAGTTTGCGACGTGCCTCCTCACGCTTGAGAGCCGCACCAGGACTGATCACCCCGATGGCTTTGTCAAGCAAATTCATCTGGGCACCTCCTTAAAAGTCGCGGGGAACGGCTCTGAAGACTCTCATCCCAGATCCACGTCCGCTCTCAAGTTTTTCAAGCTCATTCCGCCAGAACTTGATCCTCTCGGCGATCTCCGATATGTTTGCTCTGGTCAGGCTGCGGGTCCCTATGGTGTACGACTTTCCAGTCGTCACGGCACGCTCAGCGTCAAGCCAAAGCATCAGCATCTCCCGCGCCACCTCTTTTGTAATGACGCTCATGACGTCGCCTCCTTACAGTGTTATTCCCTTCGACAGCGTCCCTCGCTTCCTTGGTCTCGACGGCTGTTGAATGGCGCCGCCATTGCGGTAGAAATCCGCATAGCTTTCGAAATTCGGGCTGAGAAGCTCCATCGCTGCAGTCGCATAAACTGCGCAGTCCAAAGCTTCATTTCGCTCGCGAACCTTTTTCCAGACGGCCTTGACAACCCCTTTTTCAAACCGCTGCTCATAGACCTCTGCCGTGAGCTGTTTGAAAAACTCCTCGCTAAAACCTCGCTCCTGCTGCATAGCGAAATGCACGAAGTTCGGCCCCACCTCCTCGTTCTCAAGTCGGCCCATGACGAGCGTTTTTCCGCTGTCAACCCCGAGCGTGATGAGTGTGGCCCGCATCGCATTGCCATTGCTTGGCGTACTGATGAAAGGCACGCCGGTTCCGCCTCGACCCTTGATAGAGAACACGCGACGGCGCTCTCTTGGCTTGGAGAACTGATAAACGTTCTGCGTGAAAGCGCCGTCACCGGAGTCGACCAGAGCGCATGCGATAGGCAGCTGAACACCGTTCGACATCGAGTATTGCTTGAGCAAAACCTCATCGAGCTTGTCCCATGTCTGCGGATCATCGGGCCTTCCACGCAGAACGCGGTGCTCGATTCCCCAGCACTCCCGCCCGATGCCCCATCCGTAGACCGTGCATTCGATTCGGTCGCGCTGAACGTCGACGCCGGCAGTCAGAAGAAGAACGCCGTCAGGCAGCACGTCGTTAGCGGGATAGAACTCCCGCCTCTGATAGAAGCGCTCCCAGTTGTCTGCGTCAGGATTGACCTCTTCCCATGCTTGCCCTAGCTTCAGGTTCACGAACTCCATCAGACCGTGGTTGTCACGGTTCTTCGTCGCCGTAAGGAACTCCTCCACCAGATCGTGCAGGTTCACCCAGGGCGAATAAAGGGCGTTGATGTAGTAGCCCTTGATCTTGCTTGCTGGATTCTCAGCACGCCATACGCCGGTCTCGAGAATGCGCGGATCAAGCTTGTACGGACCGCGAATCTGAGTTCCGCAATTCGGGCAGAACATCTTCGCCGTCTTTGGGTCATATTCGCCGTTCTCGTCCCTCAGGAAGTGAACGTTCGCCCATTCGAGCTCGTGATACTCGCCGCAGTGCGGGCACTTGATGTAGAAGTGCCTCTGATCGCTTCGGAGAAACCACTCTTCAATCTTCGACACCCCCTTGATCGTCGGCGTACTCACCATAACGATCTTACGGTTGTGGAAGTTTTGCGTGCGTTGGATGGCAAGCTTCAGCGGATCGCCTTCCTTCGTGACGCCGTAGCGGTCCACTTCGTCACAGAGGAGTACGCGGATCGGACGCGATGCCAGACCTGCCGGAGAGTTCGCTCCGACGAGGGCCAAGTATCCGCCCGGATAATGCTTCATGCGAATCGTCGTCGAGGACTTGCGAGAGGAGCCTCTCCCATCCTTTCCGCCCTCAAGTTTCCCCTTGAGGCCCTTCGACGATAGAAACATCGGCTCGATGCGCTCCTTGGAGAACGCCTCGGCCATTTCCACCGTCGGCTGCAACATCAGCTGCGGAGCCGGCTCCTGATCGGCGTAATAGCCCATGATGTTCAGGAGCATCTCCGACTTACCGAGCTGAGAGGAGCAGCACATGACGACCATTTCTGTTTCGCCGTCTGTGGCTGCATCCATCGGCTCCCGTAGATACGGTGTGCGATCCGTGCGCCATTCACCGGATTCCGGTGACGTGCCGGCAGGGACAAAGCGGTTTTCGTCAGCCCATTCGCTTCCGGTCTTCGGTGCCTTTATTCGCGACTCACGCAGAAAGGCTTCGATGAACGGTGTCGTCATTCTCTGTCCTCTTTCGTGTACTTCGCTGTCTGAAAGAACTTGTTCAAGTCCTGCATCATCTTCTTGAGTTCGACCTCAGCCTCTCGCTGAGTCTTCATCTCGAGATATCCCGAATAGCGAGAAGGGGCGGATGACATCCATTCGCGCACCAGCGCTCCGAGCGCGGCGCCCTCTCGTTCTACCTCTGCGGTCTCGACAAGCTGACCTTCACGCTCAAGCTGCTCGAACTCTTTGAGTCTGGCCTGCGCCTTCGTCAGGTCGCGACGGGCCTTGTTCAGCTCGAACATCACAGACTGAGATTCATCGGCAGAATCATCGTCCGCATTCGACTCATAAGGAGGAGCCGCTTTTGGATTAGTTTTCTGTTTAGCCTGGTATGGATGCGAGGACTGAAGCATTTGGATCGCCTGATTAGTTGCGCTGCGAGCTTCAAGTATTCGCTTACCCTCTTCAAGAGGAACCTGCTTATTAGCGTTTAGCGGGATCACACCTTTCTTCACGAGGGTATTGATCCTTTGGCGCTTGCATCCGACTTGACGGGCGAACTCGGACTGCGAGACGTACACCTCTGCCATCGTTCATCCTCCGTTCAAATCATTTTGTTAATTCCATATTCCAATTGAATCGGCTCATTTTCAAGAGCTCTGGGGAACGACAGGCGTAAGCCAATGCATCCCCCTTGTTTACAAACGAAAACCACTCTCATCTAGAGAGTTTCCGGGGCTCGCTGACCCGCACGGCCTCAAAAAGCCCCGGGAGGACCCAAGGCCGCTCGCCCAACAAGAAAAGCCCCCGAGGTTTCCCCCGAGGGCGTCACGCTCTCCCAGGTGTATCGTTGAAGCTCTGACCCTATCAACTCCACCAGGAGACCTCATGAATGAATTTGCTTATGTAGACGGCTTCGATGTCGTCAACCATGATGAAGACGGCATTACAGAAGTCCAGCGTCAACCAGGAGATGAGGTTCTCATTCTCCGGGCCGACGGCAGCCAATGGCTGATTGACTGTGTCACGGTTGAGGAATGGCTTGAGTACAAGCACAACCCCACAACAGAAGCCTTACGCCACCTGATCGGCAAGCACGGAAGGCCTCGCCGTGTCGGGTAACCGAACGTCATAAACCAGAGAGCCGCGTCCGCCTCCCACATTGAAGAATCGAATCCCTTCATATCGGGAACGATCTTCAATACCAATGCGTCGATTGCGACGTCGAATGGTTGCGATGAACTGGCGTGCCAGAAAGTCGATGATCTTCTCATCAAGATAGTTGAGCCAACGCTTCATATGGCACTCCTAAAACAGCCCAAGGGACACCCTGGTCAAACAGGGCGCCCCTCAGACATCCCCTAGAGCAAACTGCCCTAAGGTAGCGAATGGAAACCGCGCGGGTTGCGCATCGTTGAGAGGCGTGCGCGGTGTTGTAAAAAAAAGCCCGCAGGATCACTCCTACAGGCTCTTTCTTTTGGGGTTCAATTCCACCTACTGAAAAAGGCCGCCGTTTTTGAAAGATACACGTATCCCCGAAAAACGGCCGCACTGATCACACAGGCTTCAAATTGTCCTTGCAGTATATCACAGCCCCTTCTGGCTTTGATCGAGTTTCAAGATATTGTTGCAAAGCATTTTCTTGCCCATTTCAAGAAGCCTATCGAACTCTTTCTCGTGAACATTGATTCGATGGTACTTCCGAAGCATGTAGCGCATGGACATAAAGCTACCAGAGTAGCAGTAGGCGGCTCCAACAACCATCTTGGCTTTGCGATACCGATCAAGGCCCGCAGGAAGTCGTTGCCAAGCACGCTGCACCAGAAGCGCATCCTTCACATCAACCGGCGGTGGTCCATCATGCCGTTCAACAGGCAGATCATTGTCCTTATCATCGTCCGGCACGGCTTCCATAAAGGCGCACAGCGGAGAGCGTCCCTGTCTCTTCGGGTCTTGGTTCCATCGCCCCCAGTTGAGCAGACGGTCTTCAAAAATCTTTTCTTCAGCGTTCATTCGTTTTCCTTGCTCCAAGCGTTCCTGCAATCCGCGCAACACCATCTTTTCACCAACTTACCCGCCTTAAGATCATCGGGGCTCACTCGTTCAATCGCCTTTCCGCAAAACAGGCACATCGTTACAAGCATCGGACTCGGTCCCTCGGGCTTTCTCTCCTCAATCGCCGCGCGCATGATCCACTCATCGCTTCTGGCGGCTCGGTCAGCATCATCCATGCTTCACCTCGTCAATAAAAACTTTTACACCCGGTTCGGGTCCGTACGCCTTTCTGGTCCGGCTGTCGATCACCTGCGAGTCGTCCTCAAAAACGATCCCGTTCATGCCGTCAAGAATCGCCTTCTGTACGTTGTCAAGGTCCGGCTTTGAGACGTGATGCTCGACACCTTGCAGAGCCGCCAGACGGCGTTTTTTCGACCACGATGCGGGTACAGGGAACACAGCGAGAATGTCAACGCGCACTGCGTTCGGTTTTTCGATCTTTCT